TTAAAAGCAGAGCAAAAAATGTTAAGACGGATAACAAATGGAACAAGAACTGCTGCTAAAAATGTTATGAATGATTTGGCAGAACGTGGTCCTGAACATACTGGTAAATTTAAAAACAGTTGGAGAGCTAAAGTAGTAAGTGCTTCTGGTGGAGGTAATGTACCAAAAGGAAAGTTTCCCTATTCAAGGATAAATGTTCCTAGATTAGTAACTAGCAGGCAACAGGGATTAGATATTTTGCTAAAAAAACCAACAATTAGGATATTTAATATCGCAAAAACAAAAACAGGTGAAAATTATTCAGTTTATGCTCTTGATTTAAAAAGAGGTAAATTCTTTCCACAAAGACTAAAACCTAAAGGTAAAGTTGTAAGACAAGGTGCAAGAGGTTCAGATCCTATATTTAGAGGTGAATTTGTAGGACCAGGAGAAGGAAAAAGCACTGCACGAGCCAATTGGTACAGCACATATACAAAAGGTGGTGCTTTTAAAAAAGCTGTTAAAAAAGGTATAGATGAAAATATAGGATTATCTTAGATTATGAATTATCAAGCAATTAGAGCAGCTATTGAGAATCCAATACTTACAGCATTTTCTGGATTATCACCTTCTGTTCCTGTTTTTTTTGACAACATTACTGCTGCTCCATTAAGCAGTGTTACAGAATATGTACGAATAAATGTAACTTTTGGAGAGACAAGTGAAGTTACTTTAACTTCTACTGTTGATACTGCAAGAGGTGCAATAATTATTGCTGTGTTTACAGAAAAAGGTAAAGGTCCAGCTAGGAATCAAACTCTTGTTACCACTGCTGTTAATGTTTTAGAAACTTTAAATAATACTGCTAAATCAAATACTGGTGTATTTTTTAGAGTTGGTAATATATCTGGTCCTAGTTTTTCTACAATTGAAACTCCTCCTTTATTTGAAGGAAGAATAGATACTTCTTATGTTGCCACTGTTTTAAGCTAAACAAATTACCAAAATCTGCTAACCTATAATTAGGTCTTTCATTTACGTTATGGCAGCTACTTGTTTAT